GAGCCGGGTCTATTAGCCATGCATCTTTAAAAAACCCCCAGTTAAGTTCCATATTAGTTGTACCCTCTTACATGATTATAGTTACGTCTGGCTTTTTTGAATACCTTTTTGTATTTTAAATACTCCATTGTTGTCATTTTTCTTGACGGCAGTCCAAGCTCTTTTCTTCTGTTATGATAGTACATAATACCGTGTGGTCTTTTTCTTCTTGTGGAAGCTACCTTCTTCAACAGTTCCATTTAAAACCTTTTTTTGTTTAATTATAACGAAATTTTTATGATATAATATGCTAGTTAATTTAACAGAAAGGAAAACTAATGGCTTTACAAGACTATGGCTTTAAACTCTTTAAAGACCCTGATTTAAACTATGAATTGGTAGCTGGAGACTTGAAAGTTTCTCTAAACTCGGTTAACCAACAAGAGCAGGTGTTGACATTTTATCTGGGTGGATGGGATGATTATGACCCTGCAACACAAAAGTACACAAGAACAAAAATTACTTTAGCTGAAGGCGATACACTTCTATGGACGCTTGTTAAACCTGAAGATGATGGGCAAGGAAATACTAAATATGTACCTTTTATTGATTTTGTAAAAGAAGTAAAAGTAACAGCTCCAGATGAAGAAGACTTGTTTGAAATCAACCCTCAAAATCCAGTAGGAAATTTCTATTATAATAGCAGCAGTGATTACAAGCTATCAGAAGAAGGCGACGATGTATTTTGGTGTAATTTTAACGTAGGTGAATATAAATTTGGATGGTCAACATCTACAAACGAAGAAGCAGGATATTTTAGAGCTGCCAGAAGAGACCCGGACGACCCTACTAAAGAAATTATAATGACAAGAAGAGATGTTTATGGGGACGATGACCCACATCCTGATAGATTTATGCTTTGGAGCAATGGAGACAGAATCCCTCATGGATGGTATATAAAAGACTTCTGGGCATATACTTACCCTAATGATGATAACGATGAAATTCAAGCAAATGACATTGTTCCTAGACTTATATCTATGAGCACCGGTACTGCGAATGCAATAAGATTTGATATTACTTTTTACATTCCGCCTAACTATACCGGAACAACTCAGGATTTACAATTTTATTTCAAAATACTTGACCTTAAAAACGTTTTAGTAGAAAAAACACAATTATAAAATAAGGATTAAAAATGGCAGTTAGTGGAACTATTAACTTATACGAACTGGGTTTTAGATATTACCATGACCCTAATCTTCATTACGAAATTACCCCTGATAGTCAAATCAGGATTGACCCTACAACAGGAAAGGCGGTTTTATATCTTGGGATGAGGGATTACCTTGTAGAAGGTGTAAGAACAAGAAAACAGCTTAAAGTAGTTCAAGGTCCTCCTACTTTCTTTTTAGAGCCGATAGATGAAACAGGACAAAGAAACTGGGACGGTGTAAAAAGTATAGTTTGGGACCGCAAAGGAACATATGGGGCTTACAATGCTGCAGTGGTAGCTCCGGAAAGAATTTCGGATTATTATTCGCCTGAAACAGCTGCTACAAATGATGGAACGGTTGTGAGGGTTGCTTTTATTTTTGCATATGACAATCACGTAAGATATAAAATCAGAAATGCAGATTCCGGTGCGACACGAGAAGTGTATGCTTATAATACTACATCAGTGACTTTAAATAAAAACGAATATATTTACGGAATAAACACAAACGGTAACTATTCGTTAAAACAATTGGTTTCTGGTATTGAAAATGCGATGAAGATTACAATTACATTTGATTTAGCATATGATTTTACAGGTCAGTCAAGAGGATTAAATTTCTTTACTATGCCTGATACAGCGGTTCAGGTAATAGAATACGCTGTTGAATAGGAAACAAAATGAAATTTACTTTTGAGGATTTGGGTTGGTACTTTGCATGGGATGAAGACGGTAAATACCCAGTAGATGTAAACAATCCAATTCCTGTCCCCCCTGACGGAACCATTACACTATATTTAACAAGCAAACCCATTCAGCAGAGCGATGGAACATGGGTGCAGTGGTATGTTGTGGAAGGGAATGGAGAGAAAACTTATTGTGGTTATTATGCTTTTTATTATTGTCGGTTTTTCAGGGCTACTTATGACCCTTTTACTGTTAAAAAAAGTTTTATAGTTGCTGGAGATAAAGTTGACAATAAATTTAATATTGAAAAAATGAGCGGTTTAGCTATTGAGGAATTGTTTTATGCGCATTATACAGATTACGATTTGTTAAATAAATGGACAGTTACCAAAAATCCAATTACGGATTACGCAAATGATATTGAGAATGGGATATATATAAAATTTTCTAATTTCAAAAATAAATTGGGGGGTTCTTCAATAACTGGTGATGCATGGATTGAGTTCTCTGAAATACCCCCATTCATTGGAGGCGTTTGTTCTGAAATGTGCGATTTAACCAAGATAAGTGCTAAAATAGAAAATTTAAAATATAAGAAAAAACAGACAATATCGTTTAGAGTCAAAATATTAAAAGATAATGATTCTGATGTAGTGCTTTTCGAAAATCAAATGTTTAAAATGTACTGGAATAATGAAGATTATGGAATATATATTGAGATATCGCCTCCTGTAGGAGAAATAAAGACTTTTAAATTAAATTCCTCTCCTATAAATATTGGAGAAATTGTGCAAGTTACTTTAATTAAAGACGGAAACAAATACAAATCTATGCTAAATGGGTTTTATTCGGAATTTGTCTATAATGCGGTTGACTATGTTGAACAATATGTAAAAAATGACGATTCTTTAACTATTCAGTATTTACAAACTCCAGTTAGTTATCACAACAACTCTTCTTCGGCAATCGTCAGTCCTCCTACTTTTGCGCCAAATAAAAACAGGGGCAGTTTCATAGACGTTAATTATATATCTGAGTTAATAAATTATAAAGACAAAGATAGGATATTAAACCCAGAGGTAATTGATGTTAAGTTAGAGGGTGACAATTCTATTCTAAGACAAGGAACTATAACAACGTTATATAAGCCGCAAAAAATTAAGATTTCCAATATTACTAGACCTATTTATGTATCCGCAATATTGAACCCAGTAAGGATGACGGGTGTGGTTAAAAGAGTATGGTATGTGGAAAATAATGAAATAAAATACAGGGATGAAGTATATGCTGTTTAAGGCCGAATATGATTACTAATTTTCTGCCTTTCTTTTCTGTGTATGCAGACAAAGAATTAACCCATAAGCTAACTCCTAACGATTTATTAAATTTAACATCCACTAACAATGAATTGTCACTCTATATTACATTAGATGATTTAGTATCTGAAGATGAAACGTCTACTCAAGTTTTAGAATTACAAGGAATGAATACAGTTATATTGTTTGATGTAGCTAGACAATATGGAGATGTAATAGTAAGAGATTATAATTTGGTTGAATCTATAGATGTTCAATGTTATTTCGACACAAAACCTATACTTAAAACAGTATTAAAAAGACTTGAGGGATTATATTTTTACCAACAGTTATTTTTTTTGAAAAATTTTGATTTTAATGAATTTGAATTTAAGTTTTTTAATGTTGGTAAATGCACAAAGTCTACTTTGGGAACTATATCTATAAAAGATTATTATAATAGTTTTTTCGGATTATCTCCTGACGATGAATTAAATTTATTTACGAACAGGTTGTATAATAGACAAATGTTTTATCAAGTTCAAAATCCATTGTCTGGAGATAAGCCTGATTTGTTTAGTCGGCAAATAGAAGTTCCTGAAGGAACATTCTATGAAATAATGTTTAGTGATAAAATAAATTTTATCAAAGAAGAGCTAACAGATGAAAAATTTCATCATTATCTAATTAATACTGTTTTATACGGAAACGGTATGTTTGGGTTGGGCGATTATGGAATATTGAAAAACAACAGACCTACAATGTATATGAATCAAGATTTGTTTGCTAATTCAAATTACATAGAGAATTCATCGTATTATTTATCTCAAGTGAAACATGAAATAGTTACAAGATGGAGGGCTTGGCAAGAAGAAAAAGGGTTTGGCGAAAGCTCATTTATAAAAACTTCAACATATAAAACAATTTCATATGACTACATAACTGCTACAAAAATTATAGGACTTGGTATATTTGATATTGTAGACAGGTATAATATGCTGCTTCCTTCTATAACTGCAAGTGGAATGGCTAACGGTAATATTATGTACACTATATACAATAGAGATTATAATCAGAGGCTTACGGCCTCAACAATAGTCACTGCAATAAGTTTAGGGGACGGGACTATAAATTTTCAAGACAGAAAAAAGATAGTGTATGATAACGGCTCCGGGACCGAGTATGTGTTTTTTACCTCTCTCGAATCTTTTGTCGAGAATATGGAAATAGACTTGGATTATATATTTAATAGCGTTGCACCTGCAATTGCTGAAAAATGTTATTGGATAGTACGCCACGCTATCACTAAAGCCGAATTAAACACGCATGATTTCAATGAGTTTTATAACAGGGAACATTCTTGTCCGTTTGATAACATTGAGACATTTGTTCCAATACCAATAGGATTACATAACTACGATTACGCAAAAGAGGTTTATAAATATGACAAAGCTTGTAGCGAAGTAAAGAACAATATATCCCAATTAGGCTCTTTCCCACAGTATGAAATATATAAAAGAAAATATCATGAAAATGAAGATGGGATAGTTACCATAGAGGATTTACCTATAGAAACATACCCTCCAGGAACATTTAAAATCCCTATAAATAAAAATGAATATTTTTACAAAATATTTGCTCCAGGAGCAATCAAAACTTTTATTTCTGAAAATATAGTGTATAGGATTACTATTAAATTTAAAAAAGATGTAAACCGTATGCAAAATATCCTTTTTAGGCTATACACAAGTGATTTGACTTTTGCTACCGTTTACAGAATCAAAAAGGGGTAAAGTGACTTATAATAATTGTGGATGTGAGTTTGATATATGTGTTTTTACAGAAGAAAAGGGTTTTGTCAGAATAAAGGCAAAGGACGAACTAGGTAATGTTTACGGTTTAATTAAGCCAGATGTAAATATTAAAGGAATGCGTTTTGCAAATGGGCTAATGTGGTATGGGGGAAATTATGAGATAGGAGGACTGATTCAAAGGGACGACGAGTATATTGAATTAATAAAAACAGACGTTTCAAACTTTTTTAATAATAATGAAATCAAAGATGGAAATATAGCGTTATTATGCGCAATAGATATAGGTGATTACAAAACATATGTTGCGGCAGTGGCTTATATGGGAAGCGGTATTTTTTATTTCTCGTCAAAAATATACAATGTTGCTCAGGTATGGAAAAATTCGGAAATAATATTGCCAGATAAAAACAGTTTCAAGTCTGACGGTAGAGTTGTTGACCTAACCAATATAAATGATGAATCTGAGGTTTCAAATGTTACAAATGTTAGGATTTTTTCAACTGAAAACAATGCAAGATATGACTTGTATAAACAAGTAATACTTGACTTAAAAACAATTGGTATAGAAATCCCCGACGGAACAATTGATGTATATTCAACGGAAGGCGGTATCGTTTATTCGTATAATCACGATAAAGGGTTAATAACCGGAGGAAACACAGAAATAAGTTTCAAATTAAATGTCGATTTGTCGAATGTTTTTTCGAATCATTTTCATTTATACTGGTGCTCAAGTAACAGTAATTGTTTTTCTAGTTCATGCGATTTGCTGTTTAATGGGACAAGCTATCTGGCTATACCAAGAAAAGGCGCTTACTTGTATTTTACAGGAAGCGATAACGGCAATTACAAGGCTGTATGCCTTACAACGAATAAAGAATGGGATTTGAGAGAACAGTGGACTACTTACTCATTTACGCTGTCCCTTAAAGAAGGGATGAAATTTTCTTTAAACACTCCGGATAATAATTTGGTAGAATATGAAAAGTTTACAGTTCCTTTGCTACCTGCTGATACACTCAATTATCAGGAGGAAGATATAAATGCGATTCTTGGAGACAGTAAAATAATAACCTATACTAAGGATTAAAAATGATTTCAATTCCTATGGAAGTATATTTGGATTTTTCTTTAAGAAAGAAGATAGATTCTATTGTAATTAATGCTAATGAGCTAAAGTCGCAACAATCCGATTTTAATGTGTTTTTTTTGACGAATTCTTTTAAGCCGGAAAACAATAAAATTGTTTCCAAAAAAATAACAACAAAGACAACGTTTTTTATAAGATTTACAGATGAAGCGGGAGATATTAATTTTAAAATGATTAAATCGGCTCACTTTGCCAATGTGATTGAAAGTGATTTTGAGACAATGTCTTATTATCCGTCCGACCCTTCTGAGTTTGCCAACTATTATGAAGGGAATGAGGTTCCTGAAGAAGGGGACTGGCTTTATTTTGCATATTGCCCTTTTGGCGTCAATCAAATTGAACTATTAAACGGTGATGTAATAGAGACGTGTGGAGGAGTTGGTAAAGTATTTATAACGGGTGCCCAAAGAGGGTTTAAAGGTTTTAAGCAAGTCCCTAAAGTTCCAGAGTTGTTTGCTATGGGGCCGTATAAAATACTTAAACTGGCAATACATACACAATGGGAGCCTTATTCACCTCAAAGTTATTCAGTTAATATATTTGCACCAGATATGAAAGAGGAAGAGGATGCTGAATATGAGACTTTACAACTTGATAACCACGTTGTGTTTTACGGGAATGCGGATAACGTAAACAAAACTGAACACGGTATTGCTTTACAAAACTTGGCTCCATCAGGAGGAGAGGCTCAAATAAATGCAACAATAAAAAAAGGAAGCCCAATAACTGGTATTAATAATAATATCACTTTAGATAAAAGCGGATATATCGATTTAAGCTCTTTTGGAGTTTTATTGAACGATGAATTCACAATACATAAGAATTTTGCAATTCACGAATATGCTCCTAAAGGAACAATTATATTTGAAGCTGCTTACGGAGTTGATTCATACAACAACCAAACACATCATTTAACAGTGTTTTTAAATAAAGACGGCGAGATATGTTATAACGGAAAACATAATGATGAAGTAATTAACACAGAAGTTAAAGTGCCACTAAACTCTTATTCCACTATAACATTTGTAAACGCCAACGTTAAAATACTTGACGAAGAGGATGACACTTATGCAGGTTTTATATTTTATAACGGCAGACAAATATGGCCTAAAGAAACATATTTAAATCCTGACGAAAAAGATATCTTATTAAGAGGATATAAAGCATACCAAACGTTTACGCAAGTATGCTTAAATCTCGAAATGAACACATCTACTTTAGGTGCAATAGATGCTAAAGCTGTGTGTGTAAAAAAACTACTCAAAGAATCTGGATTTATAAGCCTTGACACTCTTGCTATGGTTTATAATCTATGGTTAAAAAGACCAAAAGCAACCGCTGTAGATATTGGAAGTGAATTTAAAATAGGCGCATCAGACGATACAACAATAAAAGTGTTTATGATAGGGCAAGACACTTATAAAGATATTTTAGATGATTATTATTATGCGAAAGAAGAGGTGTATGATATAGCCCTAATTAATAGAGCTCTAACAAGAGAAGAGATTAATAAAATAAACCTTTTTAATTCGCTTGGATATCCAACGTTCGGAGTCGTCTAATGATGGAATTTGTACTACCAGTTGAAATAGTATTAAACCCTCCTGATATTGTTATGTCGGATTTATATATGCCTAATACAAAAATGGTTTTTGCAACTTACAAAGTTATGAATGTTCAATTTGGAGCGAACAATGTAAGATTTTTGGGACTGAATAGTGAAGAAGACAGAACAACAGAAATAAAATCCACTTATTTGTTATGGAACAGGAGTTTTTATTATGCCGAAATGTTTGTAAAACCAGTAGGGGTTTCGGATGTATGGTACGTTATTGAACCGGAGATTATTCCCAATATTATTACATCGGTACTTGTTCCTTTAGTTGCTCATTTGGAACCTATCACTTGCAACAGGATAATGATTGTAGATTTCTCCAGTGTAATAAAAGGATATGACGGCCTTAATACAATAACAAATGAATGCGTTCCTACGGCTCAATACATTGAGGACACAGAATATAAAAATTTATATAACACATTTTCTTTGATGAACATATCCGTTTATACAGCCTCATTCTTAATGGTTGCTGATTTTAAACCAAAAAACATCAATCTTGGTGTTTACGTTTTGAGAAATATGGGTGGCACAGTCTTTGAAATATCGCTCACAGCAGACAATAACTTGTTAAACGTAAAAGGCGATATCCAGAAATGTGGAGAGATAATAATAATTGACACGCTGTTAGTTAACATTGGAGAAACAATATGGAAAAATTTTGTTAAAATTATAACAACAGAAGAATTAATTTCAACAATCGGTTTGAGCGTTTATTTGAAACAACCTATAACAATAGAGAACAAAGGATAACAAATGATTACATATGAAGATGTAAAATTTTTCAAATCAGAGAAAGTAAATTTCTATGATGCAGAAAATAACGGCGGAATAATTAGTGACACAGAAATAGTTTCAGGAGACTTAAACAACATATTCGATGAAACCACTGCTACTCAAAGAGAAAACGGGATAATTAAAAGAGCAAAAATATATATCAAAAACCTAACAAGTGACAGGATTATGAAAAACAGTTATCTTGCTGTAAGCAAAGATGCGGATTACCCTGATACAGTTAAACTATATTATGCGCCGCTTAAGCCGACATATAGCTTCACTTTTACAAATGATGTAACCTCAGGAACTTCTGCAGGAACACATATTACTTATTCAGACCCAACTCCAGATGGAGTAGATGTAAATGAGTTTGTAGGAAGAAAATTTAAGGTTGGAAACCAATTGTTAACAATTGACGGTGTTGATGCAGATAATAATGAGCTATGGTTTAATGAAGATATTGCCGAAGATATAGCAGCTAATGATGTGGCGACAACGGCAGATGATGAAGATACATATGAAAATGATGTTGACTGGAGTAATGCTAAACCTTATTTAAACACACCGATTCTCCGTGTTTTAAACACAGGAGATACTTATTGTATGGTTAGTGCTGATGATGCTGCAAACATAGCTGCCGGCGACCCTATTCTAATAGTAGATGTCTATAGAAGGCCTATGTTTAGAGGATATGTAAAAGATATTGCTGACGGTGATACGGAGTCAACAAAAAAAATCAATTTCACATCCACTTACTTAGCTGATACAATACCAGCAAACGGAGGTTATTTGGCTACAGCCCTTTCCCACGATATAGGACCAGGTGAGCATTTCGGTTTTTGGTTGGAACTGTCTATAGGAGCTTCAAACGCACTTGCGGCGGAAGAGGTGTCAAGTTATCAGCTTGAAATAACATTTGATGATGTGGCTGCGAGTTAATGAATGAATTTTTTTCTTGTCGGCCTACATCAAAAGAAATCATACGGCAACATTGTTTTTGAAAGTCTATACGAAACAATCCCTGTTTCGTATATTACCTTCGACTCAAAATATTTAACTACACAGTTTAATGTTGTTAAATTAAATGCGAGTCATTATAATCAAATACCTGTACTTACTTTAGACGCTTCAAATAGTGAATTTAGACCTTATTTTACGCTCAAGGGAAGATATCAAAAATATATAAGGTCAAACAACATAACCTTAAATGGTTCATATCTGAAATTAAACTATACAAATTTTTATTTTACAGGCAAGTACACTGCTTCTTCACAGAAGTATATAAAATTTGATGCTTCTGAAATAAAACGCAATTATACGGTTTTTTCATATATGCACCATTATGTTGCAAATACTTTTGTAAGAGTAGGGTTAACAGGTGTGTATATATATAAGGTAAATAAAACCGAAGAACCCACCTCTATTTCGTTAATTAATAGTTATTCGAATGCAAGGCCTATTTATTTTAATGTTGGGGGGATAGAAACCAGCGGCAGTATGAGCGTTGAAGCTAACAGCACAACTGGGGGAATGTTTTACGGAGAGATTAAAATAAATGTTACTAGCAGAATCACTTTAAAAGGAATTCTAAGTAACTCTTGTGGTTTTAGGGCTGAAAAACTAGTGAACATAATGGGTATTGATAGTCCGATTGGAAAAATAACAACCGTGACGCCTATCTGTATTGGTGGCTTTTTAAGCTATCCGTCTTATTTTACAGCAATAAAAAATCCGGTCGGAGGCTTTATTAGCAATGTAATGTATTTTAAAATAAGAAGAGATATAAAAGAGTATAAGTTTTACGAAGCGTCATTATCTATTCCTTTAATATTTAAAAACATCAAGTTTAAAAATTATATCCAGCCGTTTAAATTTGTTGATGTGCTTATAATGAATAACAGCAAAATTAACAATATATTTGGGTTCGAAAAAAAAGCAGACTACACTTGGAAGTTTGAAGACTATCACTTTAACGATATTGTAGAAACGAAAACCGATATTTATTACCATACTTTAGTGTCTTATAAAATAACATCATTGATATATGGATTTAGGCGAAGTGGAAAAAGCAAAAGAAATTACGGTGTAGTTTACGGTTTAATCTATAATTTGTTTGTTTTGCCTACAGCCAAATCAACATATTTGTTTAAGGACACTAAAGACAGCTCTCTGTTTGTGAAAAAAATGCATATTAGCAGCAGCACAGATAAGTATGTTGTAAACAGTTTTCTTCCATTTACCGACGATTTGTCCTTATGTGTAAAAATAAACAATCAAAAAACGGATTTCAATTTTTACTTATTAGATATTCAAAAAAACATCAATTTGTTTAAGCTTCCTGATAAAAAAACAATTATTACAATGGAAAGTTATAAAATTAATTTTTTAATCAGCGCCAAATCACTTAATGTGTGTGACACGTTTAACGGAAACAGATTGGTTACAAATTTACATAGACACTTTTATACAAGTTCAGAATTAAACATATTAAACACAGTTTTAACTAGTTATCAGACTTTTGAGCAAAACATAGGTGGAATACTATTCCTAACAACATTTGTTATTTCAGAAACTAAAATAAACGGGATAACATTGGGCGGTATCCCATTTTCGTTACAAAACAACAAAACACACGTAAATATTATAAATGTTACTGAAACTTTCAGTATTTCAATACATATAGATTTCTCAAAACTAAATGATATAATATTATTGGAAATACCATTTCACGTATCTGCAACTGAGGGAAGCCCTAATATTGACGGGTTAACCTTAGAGGCTAATATGTTTATAGGACGTGAAAATATAAAAAATATGATATTTTCACTATGCGAATTTAAGGTGGCTTAATGAGTTTTATATACTTTTTAACTGAACTAGAGCTAAATTTTGAAAATGTCGGGGGTTTTCTATCATCTGAAATATATATTCATTTCAACGAAACAACAATCAAAGAATCTATTAGTCCTAAAATAGATTTTTCAATAGAAAAAACAATAAAAAATATAGGTGAAATTGAAACTTTTGAATCCACTATTTTTGATTTATTGAAAATAAATATTGATTATCGAGTTATACTACCTACAGTAAAAGGATTTTTAAGTTATCCCATATTTTTTCAACATTTAAACAATCCTTATGTGTATGAGCATATTCATGATACTCCATTGTTGTTTGGAATACATCAAGACATTGTTTATCAATATATCGATTCCTATATAGAAGATATGAATGTCTTTTTTCAAATCAATCAAAAACCTACAATCATATTTAATGCTTCACTTACAGGGGATGGCATAATAGGCGAAATAAACAAAATAGTAAAAGACGCTTTTTATGTTCAAAAAAACCTGTTTAAACATATAAATATTTACAGAATTAGCGATTATAAATTTTTTAATTTCAATCCTAAAATTTGGGAATTTAATTTAATTGAAGGGTTTAAATTATTAAACATATTCCCGCTAGATAAAGTTATTGTGTTTAAAGAGGTTGAACCTATCAATTGGGCGCCTGATTATACCGTTGAGTTTGAACCTGGCGAATATCAAAATATAGGCGGAGTATTTGTGCCATTTAAAATAGAATGGACAAGTGAGTTTATAGTTGAAGGCATGTCCAAGGCGATACATTTCAATTTGGTTTTAGACTTCGTGATAGAAGAAAGTATATACGGAGAATATTCGTTAAACCAGACTTTAGATTATGTAGGCGGGATGTTTGTCGGTCCTATAAAAGTAGCAAAAATTGCTACCGATAAAGACATAGGATACAATTACACTATTGTTGACATAGAGTGTCCTCCTATTCCTTTGTTGAACGTGTCAAAAACTAAAACTTCATTTGTATTTATAAAAAGTGAAATATGGCCGCTTGCGTTTTTCAATGGATGGAAAAATATAGGACCTACAATACAGGAATTTGATTTCAAAATAATATCTCCTGAACCTGTAAAATTAATTGAAGGTTTTGCGACACCTTTGTTGGAAATGTTTGTTAAAAATGAAAAGATTTATACAGATATAACAGATAATAATATTTTATTCGTTAAATTTGTAGCACATCCGGATATTGTAACTACAAAGGAAGGCGTATATAGAACAATATCCTTTGACAAAGCAATTAAATTCGATAGAAGCGAATACCCATATTATAATTTTGATGTAGACTTCTTAAGCGAATGGCACAGTTATCCGTTTTCTTTTGAGAAATTGGATTATGATGTACTGCTATTTGAAGATAGCAAATTTTATGGGATGTCAATTCCTCATTATTGGTTATTGGAAGAAAATAAGTTCTATGCCTCTGTAGAGTTAATAGACGATTCTATTATTGTTGAGAATAGTATCAGCAAACTAACAATGTATAACAACAATGGAAATATTGCGGGCAAATATAGTTGGGCGGATAAAATTGAATTTATATCTGACATACTTCCTTATATTTATGTTTTTTTAAGTCTAGAATATATAAAGTACGCATATATTTTATATACAGAACTAACCGGTGATTTCATATGGACGGATGAAACGCTCACAGAAGCAGTCAATTTTATGAAATCCGATAGAATAAAAAACGCTACTTCTTATTGTCAACAAAACAACATATATCCATATGGCGTTTACAGATTGATAAGTCTTAATTCTAACAGTTTTACTAACGAATATCTTAACATTAATAAAGACAACGGGTTTTATTACGATGATATATTTGTCTTTTTAGATGTAAGCTCTGTTTCTCAAGTTAATAAAGTAAACAGGTATTCCAAAGTGGGTATTTACTCTATAAAAAATAGCAAAATGTTGTCTGGGGTTTATGTTGATAATCTATGGAAAATTGAGAACTGTAAACAGTTAAAAATCATATCGGAAAAAGGCGTTGGTGGAATATCGAATTCTCTTATAAAATATGGTATTGAGAATTACAAAGCAGTTGATATCATAATTGGAAAAACAATCACAATAGGCGACCCAGAGATAGTTCCGATAGGAACTTTACCATGGAAATCACCATTATATGAAGGTACGTTTAATGGTGACATAAAAGAAAATATCTACCCGTTATTTACCATGGATTTTCAAGAATCTAATATAGGCGGATATGATTGGTGGACAACTTTCAGCTGCGATTCATATATAGATATAAGTGCTAACCCTATTGAAATAGATTTTAGATTTGCTAATTATAATGTGGGTGGATTGGTTTATGGCCCCGAATCGTTTTCATTTAATACCCCTACAACAATTAAACAATCAATATTGGCCTTAACTACCTATCATGTGAATGTTGTAAAAAACAACATAGGCGGAATAATAAGCAATGTGCCTATTACAATAAAACTCAATCAAGGGATTAAAAATGTTGGAGGACATATAGATAAATACTCAACGGTGTGGCTCCAAACTTTTATACCTGAAGCGGGAGAAGCAAGTGAATTGGCTATTTCAGTTTATGATATTGTCGCAACAGAAAATACGTGGGAAATAAATTTCCCTATAGTTTACAGATATGTGGATAATACTCTTCCTGGAGAAAATAAACCTATCCCTAAAAAACAAGATGTTGTGATGCCTCATATACAAACTAGAAAACTAGAAGCTTCCTATCCTACAGTTTCCAAACCTAAAATACAAGAAACACAGCTATGTCAGGCTCCTTATAAACTTCTTGATTATTCAGGGTTTGATTATGCGTTGGAGAGCGATGATAAATTATTGATAGGAAATAATGTATATGAAGTTAAGAAAGGATTGTTTGGAGGTTCTTTAACTGAGAAAACGTCTATGTTTGTTTCAAACAGATACGCTTCTGATTTGGGTGTATTCAATAACGAGCTTATAGATATGATTCAAGGTTTAGTTGACGAACCCGAAGATGATAACTACACGATTGACAAGTTTACTTTAACAGCGGATGACTTTGGAGGAAATATAAGTAAGGAATCTCTCGAGTCGTTGAATTCTCAGATAGGAAATGTAAGTGGAGGTATAGAAAAAGCACAAAAAATAGACAATCAAACAGTGGAAGAATTTATGGCATCGCACCCTGAATATAAAGAGGAAATGAAAAGATATCTTGACGATTTAAGGACACCAGCGGATTCGTATGTGTGGGACAACAATCCCGCTAGAAGACCTATTGATGGAAAGTTATTTAAGAAAACACAAATGGAGCAGAAAATAAATATAGAAATAAGGCAAGAGAATGTTCAAAGTGATTAATAATGTACTTATTATAGGGAATAGCGAACTTCAATTGATAGACGGAACACATACTATATTTTTAAATAAGAACAATGGGCAATATTATCTTGACAACCCGTCAACCGAAGAAGATGTTATTTTTGCTAGTTACTCATATGATGCTAACACCAAAGATTTGAAAATAGAAACCAATTGTTCAGATTTTTCTTTTTCAAAATTTGATACTTGGACTTTAGGTAGAAGTATGTGGAATAACGCTAGAATTCACAATGGACCATTATATGGGAGTGGAGGAGCCGACACTCCTGTTTCCGGATATACTGAGGGTCTGCCTATAGATTTTAATTATACTTCTTTTGTAATGTCAACTTTGGCATTAAGCACATATGTGTGGACAGGTGGAAGAAGTTGTTTTACCAGTTTATTTTTTGGAGATATGCAAACTAATATTCCGTTTTATACAGCAAGACCACTTGTGTCTTGTGCCGAGTTCACTCCTAAAATGGAATTTGAATTATCAATAGGGGCTTATACTTTTCCTGTTGGAACAATAGATGTATTAATGGATGATATGACAAGATATGTATACAATATGTTTTCACTCGTTTTTTTTCAATATTCCCACAGAAGATATACTGATTTTCAAATCAATACAAGAAATATGTATTCTTTTAATATAAATGGGCATGAGGTTAAAGTATCACCAATGGGTGCAGAACTCCTATCGTCATCGGCAACATTACCAGATTTTAATGCCAAATTGTCAATGTTTAATTTAATGCAATAGGAGAACAAATGGCTACAGTGTATTTATCCAACGTAAACCATAAACTTTATGAACAAGTTTATTTTGAAAATCTTGAAGACAATGAAAAAGATAAATCATATTATAAAGTAACGGGAGGAGAAAATCCTGATTTAAACTATAAACAATTCATAATTGAACAACCAGCCATAAAGCTTATGATTACAGAATATTTTTTTGAATTAATTGTAAAAGAGATGAAATATGACAATTTTCATAATATTCAATACAAGAAAGTAGATAATAAATCTTTCCACAAAAGATTATCTAAATATAAAACCAAAAAAATAAGATTTTATTATAAAAACAGATGGATTACATATTACTTTAATCAAACCAGCAAAGCTAAAGTTATGGAAAGTGACATTCCGTGTGCTTTAGCTATTTATGCTTGTTATCCAGCTAAAGGGCTTACTAATTTTTTATTAGGCCCGTGCCAGAAAGAAGGTTCAGAATCAGGGATTGTAAAATGTTGGACTTACGATTGGAGGATTTTAGCCAACATAGAAGGGCTGTCTAAAAACGAAGATTATTATATTATGAAGGGAAAAATCTGTTATGACCCTCCAGTCAAATATAGTTTTGATTTATATTTCTATAGAAAGCCGGGCGAAAATGATTATATGATTGAAGCTATAACAGTGGACTATGATAAAAGTGTATATAGCGAATCCAAGAAGACTGAATATTATATTTTAGATAGAGACGGAGATTATTTTATTAAAGGCTCAACAGATTTTGATTCAGTGAAAAATATGGTTTTAAAAAGATTTAATGAAAATCCAAACAGAATAGAATTGTTTTGCCCTCAAAATGGAGACAGAAAAATAATAGCTACAAAAACAGATAAAAAGTTTGAAACCTTTAGTGAATTATTTAAATATCTTGGGCGTTCATGGATAGGAAGACATAATGCTTTCTATTTTCAATGGAATGCCTATATGGAACATTTTAACAATTCTAACGATGGGTTTTATTGTCCTCCAAAAAACTTGTTTGGAACTGATGTTATGCCTAACGCAACCCCTCCGTTGATTCCTACTACAGAATATAGGTTTGCTGGCGTAGATAATGATACTTTATTACAGCAAACAATAGAAGGGTATGAGTCTAGAGATTATTCTATTGAAATTAAAGAAGATATTAAAATATTAACTATGAATGATTATATGTTTTTTAATATAGAAGAGGACAAATATTCGTTTTTATTAGACATAAATGCAGACACAATAAAAGACTTTAATAAGTACGCTGTAGTTCCTGAAAATGGTTATGCGTTAGATTCCTATTGATTTTGGCGCAATTTTGCTATAATTGAATAAAAAAAAGGACGAAAAAAATGTTTGATATCACAAACGATAAAGATTTAAGTTTTCTTCAAATGGTGTTATACGATGCCCCAATTAAACCGTTGGAACTAATAAAACAAGCTAACGTTGATGTTGATTACGACAAAGCGCCGGAAGATATTTTTGCAGACCCTATCGAAAAGAAGTTTCCAGTCCATACTCCCGCTGACGCTGCAATAAGCGCTCTTTATATATATAAGCAGGCTTCCGAAGTTGACCAAGATGTTAAAGAGAATGTAAGAGCGGCTCTTGAAGAATATGGCCTCAATAATCTAACTACTTTACTTGAAGGTGAAAAAGAGTTTATTAAAACGGCAAGCGAAGCAGATTTTCTACTTCCAAGTAAAATGAAATTTCCAGCAATGAATAAAGAAATGCTTGAGAAATCTGCATCAGTAATAGCTACAAATTTACAAAGAATGGATTTAAGCGATAAAGTTGAGGTTGCTACCAATCTTGTAAAAGTAGCAAGAGAAATGGGATATGATGACGAAGAGATACCGCAATGGGCTTTTGTGTACGGTCAAGAGGCAGCGTGCAATTTACATAAGGTAGCAATGGCTTTAGGAGTAAGATACGCTATAACTCAAAATGATGGTTATTCTAAAATAATGGATAAAGTCAAGGAACTGCACAAGCAAGCCGGCGATGTTAGTTATGATACAGGATTAAACAGAGGGATATGTCTAGAAATTTTTAATTTAGATAAAGAAGCTGGTGTAAAATATTCTGAAGTTGAAGACCCATTTGAAATAGTGTTTAATACTATAGATAAAAATACAGGTGAGATTGAAAAAACGGCGAGCGAGGAAAAAGTTACTATCGGAGGTGTTGAATTCTATAAAGACGACCTTGTGGAATTTTTTGAAAGCCAAGATGGAATGAATATTATAGGCGAAGACCTTAGGAAAGAGGCAAGTGAACAAGGGGAATATTCAGGAGAGTCTGTAATAGCTATTCTTCAAGATTTACCTAAGGAATCTCAAGAAATAATATCAGAACTATTAATGGGGTATGTAGAGGTATAGTATGTCTAATATAACAATTATATCGCCCAAGAAAGGAGTTTCTTCTCCTTTTAATAATTGCATTACTTCAAATAGGGAAGATAGCTTTTCATCAATAGTAAAACTTTTTAATGAAGAGTTTATTGTATTTGATTTTTATGAAGTGTTAGATGTAAGAAAAGGATTGCTTAAAGTGGCATTAAATTTTAATCCTGAAATTTATATGCAAGAAAAAAAATATACTGACCTATTAAATCGATGCAACACCATTATTGGGACAAACATTGAAATGCCCAAAATTGACAATGATGGTTTTTTATATTTAGACCACGACAACACAGATTATAGCGGTTTTATTATGGTGCCGGAATCTATTAACATTAAGTTTACAGTTACAAAAGATAAATCTATAGCAATAGTTGGTAATAATATAGTTCAGGATGAACAAGTGTTTGAATTCCCAGCAAACACCTATGTGCCGGTTAGATTCATTATGGGAACGGGCATTATTAAAACAGATTATAACGGGGATAATATTTTCTACTCATTTACAATATGAAGGAATAAAAAATGTATAAAGCAACCAAACAACTTTTTGATTTTGCACATCAGGTGGATAATCTGAAGGATTATATATTAAAGAAAAAATTTACAAAAGAAGAATATGAACTTATTTTTTCAAATGACCAAGTCGAATCCCTTATATTATATTTTACCTTATTAAATATGATGGGGAAAGAAGCGTTTAAAGTGGAGCTTGAAACTATAAACGACATAATATCTCCATATTCTCAGTATAACGCTGAAAGATTAAAAGCAATGACCTCAATTTTAAAAACAGATGAAGTTTTTACAAACGTATGGGCGTTTAACCCTATGGTTGAATGTTTTAACAATTACGAAATTACCGCACAAACACTTGAACCTTACACGGCAGAAGAGATAGCGTGGGCATGTATGAATATTATGGGTATTTGGGGAGCAGATAATTTTCCTTTTACTGGTAATGTATTAAGATATATTAAAGCCTGTCTAACCTGGGAAAGCTGGGAGCTTCCTCCGATGTTTTTATCGTTTCCTGTAATTTTGGATATGTATGAAACTAGGCAACTTGAACACTATATAAAGGTTACAAAATATTTAAAAAATAAAACCTTAAAAGAATTAGAAGAATTAGTAGATTCTCCAGAAGTTGTTAATTTTTTTAAAGATACTCCATATTTATTAAATTATCTTATCAAAAACGCACAATCTTGTGCGTACTTAAACCATAAAATTGATACAATTAATGGACAAATAAAAAATTTTTTTATATAATAAAAAAAATTAAAAAAAGGATTAATGATGGGACTAACCACTCTTGAAGAATTGTATAAGATTGCAAGTGGAGATAACACTGGAAATAAAGCTGTAGCCGGAGCAGAGTTGGCTGGAGGTGCAGCAGGATTAGGACTAGGTGCATATGCCGGAAAAAAAGCTTACGATAAAATAAAAACCGTAAAAGAAACCGGAAGAGCTATTGATGAAAATAAAAAGACTATTGACGCCTTTTTAGATAGAGCTCAAAATCATAAAGCGCTTCATGGTGAACTTAGTCAAAGAATTTCAGATTTAGAAATGTCAAACAAAGGTATTCTAAATAAAATAAAACAGATGTTTTCCCGAAACAAGGTTAACAACAAAATTAAAGACTTAACAAATACTAAAAAAGAACTTTTATCTGATATAATACAATCATACACTGCTGCAGATAGTGTTAGAAGAAGCAATGAAGAGCTTGCACAATTTGCCAAAAAAAATAAAAAAGCTGGTATTCTATATGGGCTTGGCGCTTTAGCAGCTGGGGGGTTAGGTGCATATGGAGTGGCTGATGGAATAAAAGGTATAAAAAAAGAAGCAAGCTACGAAGAAGCAGGGTTGTTATTTAAGATTGCAGCCAAAAAGAGAAAAAAAGGTATTTTGCTAAGAAAAAGCGATATGGTAGACGAGAATAGAGCCAATAGAGTAAGTCAGGTAATTAGAAGCCAACAAAAACAACAACAGCCTAAAGTGGAGGCCACTCCAGAAAATAGAGGTGCCACTGTAAAAGATACTTATAAAGAATATGATTTAATGGCAAGACACCAAGGCGCAACAAATCATATTGCCCAATTAAAAAGTAATATGGCTGCATTAGAGCATGAGAAAAATATCATGGAAAGACTCTACGATAAAGCTCTAAAGGGTAATGCAGAATATCAGCAACAAATAAGAGAGCAATACGGAACTATTCAAAATTTTAAATCAAGAATTAATGATTTGACCCAACAAATAGGTCAGCATAAAAGAACAATTGATGATTTAACTCAACAAATAGGCCAGCATAAAAGCACAATCAATGACTACAAACAAAAAGTCCAGGATTTGAATTCTCATCTGAATGACATTAATGCTCGATATACACAAACTCAACAAGACCTAACAAATTTAACTGGAGAACACAATAAATTGAAAACAAATTATGGAGAGCTTGAGAAAAGTTTAGGTAGATGGAAAAAAGGTGCAGGAGCATTAGGTGCATTAGCATTGGTAGGGTTGGGAACAAGTGGATATCAGGCTTATAAAGACCACCAATAAGATTGAATGTGGACAAGAAAACAAAATATATTACTGTTTATACCTTTAAAGAAAAGCAACAGTAATGTCTTTCTCTCCCCCTCTTACTTATTCTAAAAAAATAGTTAAACGTTCTGATTATGCTCAAGCGGTATTGATGCTTAAAGGACAGAGATTTAATTTTAAATTGCACGCACCTTTTAAGCATATATATAATTGGGATAGAACAAATTTATTATTAAAAACAGCCAGACAGGTTGGTAAATCCACAATGCTTGCTGCAACAGTTGTTACTGACAGTATGCTTGAAGCAAACAGAAGAACGTTTTATGCCACTACTTCTGAAAGACAAGCAAGGGAATTTGCAAGGGTTAAGTTGAATGAATTTTTAGCACGTTCTCCAATCGCAAGAAAGTATTTATTAAATAAGCATAGCTATGATGTGAAGGATAGCTTATTTGATAAAAACTTTGCTAATGGTAGTGGTGTTACAATCTCATATATGAAAGACAACGCTGATAGAACCAGGGGTTATTCTGCTGACAATCTAATGTTAGACGAAATTCAGGATATGGACCCAAATGAAATACCTGTTGCATTAGAAATTTTATCGGCCTCGCTTAAACCACGGAAGTTATTTGCTGGAACACCTAAAACAGTGGATAATCCAATCGAAATTATGTGGCAACGCTCAACACAACATGAAATATTTTTTAAGTGTGGAAGCTGTGGAGCTTGGAATGATATAGGATATAAAAATATAGGGAAAAAGGGGCCTATTTGCACCAAATGTGGCGGAATGTTGGATATGGAACATTATACCATTGTTCCTACTTCTCCAGATTTGGAAAAAGCTTTTTACGTTGGAGTGAGGGTTCCGCAACCGGCTTTAAAGCTTCATTATGGTTTTGAAAACAAATGGAATGACCTTCTTCAAAAATATGAAGAATATGATGAAGCGAAATTCAATAATGAGGTATTAGGTATTTCTTTTTCCAAAGGCGCTAGATTTATAACGGAAGATGATATTCTTGCATGTTGTAGGCCGGGGTTACATGTGATTAATAATCCCAACAAGGGTTATCTTAAAAAAACGTTTAAAACTATCGTTGCAGGAATTGACTGGTCAGGAGGAGGTATCGATTATAACTCAAGAACAGTCTTAGCTATTTATGGAGAGTTAGCGGGTGAGTATAAATATAGAGATGGTGGTAGACTTCAGTTACTGTACTATAAAATATTCCCTCAACAAGATTATATGGTCACTATCAGGGAAATAAAAAGAACATTGGCTTTATTTGGGGTTGATAAAATAGGAGCGGATGCTGGTGAGGGGGCGCTAAATAACTCTTATCTAGCGGATGCGTTTGGTCCTGAAATAGTGCAACCATTTAGATATGGAAAGTTTGACAGAGCTATAAAAAGAAGCGCTGACGGTTGGACTGCATATTTGGATAAAACTACAGCAATAGATGATTTTTTTAAAGCACTAAAGCCAGGAAAAAAAGATGAAGCTAATAAGGGTGGAAGATTTATATTCCCTAATCCGAAAGAAATGAGAGAACCTATATTACATTTGCTGTCCGAACACGAACACGTAACTAAAAATGGATATAGAATATGGATGAGGGGAGTCCATCCTGACGACTTTCTTCATGCATCTGTTTTTGCTTATAACGCATTCAAAATCTACAAAGGTATAGTTGCTTTCTATTGATAAATATTTTGTGCTATAATTAAACAAAAATAAATAAAAGGATGAAAATGAAAGTTTACACAAAAGAGCAAATATCAGCCTTGTTAGAGAAAGCTGCTTCTGAAATAGAAAAGAGAGATGCGGAAATCGCAAAACTGCAAGCTGAATTGGAAGAGGCTCGCAAAAGTGCTACAGTTGGAGCTATGGTAAAAGAAGCGTCAGCCATTGATGAGCATAATTGGTATTCTAATGAAGTAGAATTAGGGATGCCTTCATCTGTATCAGAACAAAGGCAAGATGCAAAAAGTCAATTGGAGTCTTTTCTTTCCAGTTTAGTTTAATCTTCCTCTTTTTTCTTCCTATAATTCCCTAAAATTCGATATCCTCTAAAAAACACCCCTCTAAAATCCAGCGAAAAAACGCTGTATTTTGTATTACGCTGTAATTTGTATAAAATATTCTTGTAAAAACTTTAAAAAAGGAAAGCCAGATGAAAAACATTGACATAATCAGAGGGTATAGAACCTTTGGTCATGAAGACTTATATGCTTCAGATTCGACTGTAAAAGTTGAAGTCGGAGACATTATAGGTCTTGATGGTCAAAAGGTTACACTTGAGACAGAACATATAGAATGCGGTATCGCAATTGAATCAAACTATGACGCAACTGGGGTAGTTAAACCAAGCGGAAAAATTCCTGTTTATGTAAGCAATTTTGTTGTAAGATTTTATGAACCTGCACCTACTGATGTAAACGTTGGAGACCCGGTAACTGTAGTTAAAGGAAAACCAGCAAAACTTGATGAGACACACACAGTAGTGTGGGGCTATGTAACAAACATGACCGACACATCGTTTGATGTAAGAGTAAATTACTAAAAGGATGAAAGATGAAAATTGAAGTACCTACTATAAAAACTAACGCAGGGCTTGTTAAAGCTGCAAATGATGCATCGCTATTAAAGCAAGCAATGGACAACAGTACTTATTTTATTAGAGAAAGAGTAAGAGAACTTGGTTTTGCAAGAAGATTGATAGAGCCAAAAACTGTAACTGCTGCAGACCTTGATAGGGTAAGTGGAAGTGAACAACCAGCAATCATCTTAGAGAAAGATGTTGAAGCAAAAGGGTTCACGGTTCCATTCAGAGGCCAAGGTGAGCAAAAATATTGGGAAAGAGAAAATCCGGTAGTTCTATTTCAAAAAATTGAAACACAAAGATTAAATAAATCTAAATTTGAATTAATGACTTCAAAAACGCCTTACACTCAAATACTTGAAAAAAGGTTCGTTCAGGAAGCTCAAAAAGTTGAAGACGAAACTTTCATAGAAGCGTTCAACAAAATCATTACAGATGCTGAAGCTGAGAATCCTGGAGCACAATATCAAGAAGTATCTGGTGGACTTACAAAAGAAAACATCAGTATTCTTATTAAAATGCTTTCAAGATTACAAATGATTCCTACAGGGCCAAATGCACCTAAACCTAAATTTCTAATGAGCCAAACACTAAAAGCTGATTTAGTAAATCTAGGTATGATTGAAATTGGTGACGCAAACGTTTCTAAAAACTGGGAGCAAGGAACTCTTGGTATTGATAAACTTTTCGGTATTCCTGTGATTGATACTATTAAAAATGACCTTGTAAAAGATGATGAAATGTATATTGTTGCACCTCAGGATTACTTTGGAAGATTTTTCATCCTACAAGACCATACTCTTGTAATTAAAACTGAAGCTGATATGATGACAATGTGGACATACGGTTCACTTGGAGCTGGATTTATAAACACTAAAGGTGTTTGTAAAATTAAACTAGCTTAATCAAGCCCTCCTTTTGGAGGTATTAATACAGCTAATATGATTGGTTGTATTAATGTCTCGATTTTATATAAAGGCTAAACTATGTTTTTTATTGACCGCAACAGACAAAGAGTAGTGAATTATGCACAACAAATATTAAATCAAACTAATGAAACGGGTGAAAGTCCAACCGTGCTGTTGGAAAAACTTGCTAGCGAATATCAGTTGAACCCCAATTGGAAGCAAAGGGTTGTCGAAGAATACAACATTTTATCTTTTCTTGATAAACTAAAAGAGGGGACACATCATGAAAACTTCCAACTCATGGAGCCTATAGTTGATGAAGCCGAACAATGGGTTGATGTCCCATTCAATGAACCAATACCACTAAAACAAAACGACTCTTCAATAGAAAAAGCAGCTTCATATGAAAATGCTAATGTAATTGTAACGCCAGATATGTTTGCCTATGGCAATGAGGAATATAGCCCTTTTGAAGAAATTCATTTAGTAGCAGACCAATTTGATGATACAGAAGAGTTGGAAAAAGTAGCTTTTTATCAAAAAAAATTGCATGAAGATATTCGCAATGAAGAATTAATAAAAGAAGCCTCTTATAAAATAGAAAATGAAAGATACAAAATTGTTAATGAGCTTACAAAAATAGCTAACATATCTCCAGGAGTAGCTAAAGCTGTTATACGTGACCTTGTGAAAATAGCTGGAGATGATGAAACAGCAGAAGACGTAATGGTTGCTTGTAAATATAATACTCAAGAAATTATAAATTCGGATTTTATGCAAGATGTAACTAGATATGAATTGCAAAAAGTTGCAAAAGTAAGTGAACTTATAGAAGAGTTAAAACTTTTAATCCCTGTGAAAAAAGAAATTTCAAAAGTTGGGGAGAAAAGTTTAGAAATTGCAAAATACTTTAAAAACAATCCAGAAAAGAGTATAATTGCATTATTAGCAGCAAAACAACCGTATTCGTTTTTTGAAGGTAAAGAAACAGGTAAAGTAGCTACTAATATTGCTGCATTTGCAAATTCTTGAAAAGGATTACAATGGATAAACAAACAAAAGAATTTTTTTTAAAAATAGCTGAAGAAGTAAAAAAAACTGCAAAAGACTACTATATTAAAAAATATGCCGCAGCTAAAAGTATAGAACAATATTTAATAGTCAAAGAATTAGAAAGAGATGCTAAAAATGGGGTTATTTGATTTTTTAAAAAAAAATACAGAAATAAAAGCGCCACTAAATATTTTTAAACTTATTGAAAAATTAAACAATAATTCCTTACTCTTGAAATATTCGGAAATATGTGACGTTAATAATTTCGGTATTATAAAAACTACAAAACCAATAATGTGTAATAAAAAATTAATATCAATTAAAATTTTTAAAGGGAATAAAGGTTATAAGATTTCATCTTTTGATGTAATAGATGAACATACTATTATAGTCAAGAAAAACGATAGCTCTTTATGGAAATTGATAGATATTCATACACCTGGAGTTAAAAAAGTAAAAGTTGATTTCTATACAGAAAACACAAGAAATAATTATAAATTGTTTGTAAGAAAGAACACTCTTTACATAAAAGCTTCGCTGTTTGGTCATAAATATTGTATGGCAAATGAAGGGATTTTAGCTCAAACCATAAAAACATTTATGTTTGATACTGATGAAAAAAAAATAATCATAAAGGAATGCTCGAACCATTATTTAGTTCAAGATATTGACACTAACAATAATTACTATATGTTTGTTAACAAAAAAGGAAATATAAAATTAGTCCCTGAGAAATGTATTATGGTATAATTTTGCAAAAAGGGACATTATGGCGGTAGAAAATTTAATAAACCTTGTAACAGATAGATTTAATCCGGAAGCAATAGAGGCACTAAAGAACAATCTTGGAATTGATGCTTTTAGTGGACAGTCTACATCTACTGCGGATATGACAGGTGCTGGATGGTTGTGTGTAGCTGCACTAAACACTATTAAAGATGACAGTGTTTTATTTGGTGAAGATAAAATAAAAGATACATTAAGAGATATTGTAAATTCAAAAGATAGTGCAGGCATAATTTTGAAACAGCAAACAAACAGCAAGGGCGACAATCTGCTAATGCAACTGCTCAATTACTATATCAACAGTACAATCGTAACCCTACCTGACATATTTGACTTGATGGAAGAATTGTTTGATGATACTACAGAAATAGAAAATATGCTAAAAAGTGTAAATAGCATGGGGTATTCTGGAGCGATGATAATCTCATATACAGAAAACTTTATTAAAGAAAGAGGCGATATTTGTTCAAAATATGCTCCCGCTTTTATAGATTTGGCCTATCCAAACAATCCTAATTTACTACCTATTGCTAGACTGATGATTAAGGCAGTATCAAGTCCTGATATCAAAAAAGATGCTATTAATGCAATCAATGAAATTGTTTCTGCTGTTACAGCTGAAGCTGGTACAGGTGTGTATGAAAAGTTTGAAAAGGTGTTTCTTCCATTTCCTTATACAACTTCAGAACAAGCAGACAATAGCATAATAGAATATGTATACTCTATTGGAACTGAATTGTTGAAAAATGATATCTCGGATAGTTCAGGAGTTATGGAATCAGTATTATCAATGGTAATGAAAAATGCCGAAGATGGCTTATCTGTTGTAATCGGCTCTATTGACCCTTCAAAATGTATTGGTCTCAGATATGGGGAGACAGGGTTTAATTTAAACGCATACAAAACTAATGTTTCTTCTTTTGACCCAAGAATAGATGTTTGTTTTCATATAGTTAACAGATTGGGCCCCGCTACTCCTAACACTAGTCTATATAAATATTTTTCGCCTTATCTATTTCCCGTTCCGGAAGGATTACCTATGGAGGGATATACTTTAATTGGGAAAATGAGCGAAATCGTATCAATAGCAAGTGACAATGAGACATTGATAGAGAGTGATATAACAACTGTGTTAAAAAGATATTTGTCAGAAGCAAATTCTCAAGTGGCAAACCTAGAGCAAAATGACGCATTAAAAAGATTCTTTTTGTTGAATGCAATACTGGGGACGTGTAGGGATTTTACAGATAATGCGACAATGAATCTGTATGGGCCAATAAATATAATATTTAATACGATAAATAAGGCTCACAAATCATGGGTAACAGCAAATAATGCCACATTTGACGACTATAAGGCAATGTACGAAACTATCATAACTAAACTTTTTGGAGATACTTCTTGTTTGAGTTTTGATATTGCCTATAAATATTGGTGTAATGAATACGATAAGACCTTTTAAGATTTTTCTAAGTATTCTACCAATCTAATTAATTCTCCACTTGGAGTCCAGTTCTTTTCTTCTCTTATAAGAGTGTATTTCTCAGGGTTTTGAATAATATTGGTCATAAAATTAGCATACTCATCCGCACTTGTTTGTTCCGCTATAAAAAAAAATTTAGATTGCCATTTTAGCCCACTAGCAGTTGAACTTTCTCTTTGTATTTTAGGAATTCCGCTTACTGAAGAATATGCCCTTTCGGCACTACTATTTATAATTTTGTGTAAATCATTAAAACTGTCATTTCCAAACATTGCTTTCTCCTTAATTAATTGCGGCGTTTAAAATTTTAAGCCATATACTTTCTGTTTCTGACTTATAATCAGAAATAATCTCAATATTAATATTGTTAATTGTAAACTCTTTGGAATCGTTAGCTGCGCTTTTTATAATGTTATATATTTGCTCCACAGTATTAAACAAATTTAAAAACTTTATCTCGTTATTTGTTAAAGCTTTTTGCTCTTGAAGCATAAACAATTTATCTCTAAATGTTGTCAGAGTCATTTTATTTGCCAAAATATTTTGATGACTGTTGTTGGATTAAGCCTGTAATCTCTTTATTGGAAGTACCTGGGCTAAACAATCCTTGTCCTACTGTAAACATAGTTAATGCCTTACCTGTCTTTGTTTTAAGAGGGTTTGTAATTCCAGTGAACGCTGAATTTTTTATCGTATTAATTGCTTTTCTACCAGTATTAGCTCCAAAAGAAATACCTTTACCCAAAAGACTTAAAGCCCCACCCATGTTAGCTCCCAGTTCTTTTGAAAGTGATAGCCAATCTTTCAGGAATAATTTCTTCTTTCACTTTGTCACCCTCTTTGTTTAGTTTTATAATCCTCTGGGCTCTTTTTTTAACTGTAAATTTTCCGAGATTTTTCAGGTATAGTGTATCACCTTCATCCTTAAGATTTAATACTGCACTAATAAAAGAATCCATAACTTTTCTAACGGTTTTTTTATTCAGATTAGTATCTGCTGAAATCTTTTCAATAAGCGATATATAAGTGGTCTTAATCATAAAACATCCTTTTTTAAATGATTTTACCAAAAAATTAAAAGTTTTGCTATAATATATCCAAAAAAAAAGGAACAAAAAATGCAAAACAGAAACGAAATTCTTGCGCAAATAGTGGATTCAGCGGAAAAAGACCTTCAGAAAATGGCGATGGCCAACCCAGATGACAACAAACCTCAATTCCCGACAGAAAATCCGGATTCTGTAAAAAAAGCACCAAAAGAAACCGTTAAAGTGTCTGAGGGAAGAGCCCCAAGTGGAATTTTAAAAAGGCTTGAAAATGAGCACAAAATAAACAATGTGATAGATAGACCAGGGTCAACAACTGAACCTACAGCACCAATAAAAAAAGAAAAAGGAATCCCTTTTACTAAAATAGCAAGTGAAGAAGATGTTGTTACGGTTTTGAGAGAAGAATCAAAAATGTTAGCAAAAGAAGCGAGTGTAGCTGGAGAAGAAATTGATGCAGAATTAGAAAAAATAGCATACGATTCATTGCTTGAATTGGCTGACCTTGAAAAAACAGCTGATGTTTTTGGTGAGAGAGCAGCTAAATCATTCCTACAAGCGCTTGGTATTGAAGTATAAGGAAAAACAATGGAGACAAAAAAAGAACTATTAAAAATAGCTGAAGAGTTAAAAACTTCTAAAGCTATTCTAAAATCAGATGTGCCCACAATTGAATTACTAAAAAAAGCAGCTTACATAAGACTTAAAACTTTCCATAAACACATAAACAAATAAAAAAGAGGTAACATGATTTCTGTTACCTCTAGTTCTATTTATATTGATGGGGGAAGCTATTCTTTTGAAGATGTGTTCAAAAAGGTAGCAAATAGCTATTATCGAAACAAAGCAAAAAAAATAGGTGACAGAAGTTATTTTTTTGATTTTGATTTTTATATAGGAAAAGATAGCGCTGCGTCTTTGGAAGATGAAAACGTTTCTGTAGAAGTAACATCGTCTTATTTTCAGGTGTATGAAAATTCATTTTTTAGATTAGGCAGTAAACAAAACAACAAGGTTTTAAATGGATGTTATTTTTATGCTCCAAATCTTTCTTTAGGTTATGGTTTTGGTTGCAAAAAGAAAGATGATATTTATACATTGTCAGGAAATTTATTTTTATATGGTTCTTATATAGAGGCTCCATGTTTCTGGGGGTTTTTTAATTCTCCAGACAAACAACTAGTTGAAATAGAGGATTGTTTAATAATAGGTTTTGGAAGAATTTCGGGCAACAATTCGTATGTGAAAAATACAAAATATTTAAATGCTAAAACAAAATATGGTTCAATAAGTGTTTTGGGTAAGATAGGTCTTCTCAAAAACATTTCTGTAAATAATGTGTCAGACGATGGATATGCTTTATATTTCAATCCCGCAATTTCTGGAGATTGCGTAATAGAAGACTTTAGGGCACATAACTATAATAATTTAATATATTGCGAATCCCATACAGAAAAAAAGACTTTATCTTTAATAAACCCTGTTATTGATGGTTTAAATGTGTATTTTGAGGACAATAAGAGCACTATAATCGTTAAAAACAGAATCAACTTTAAATACACGAATGAAAACATTATAATAAAAATTACTTATCAAGATGAAACAATTGATATGTTTGTGTTGAAAGATAGAAATTACACCGATTTGATTTATATAGAAAAAAACAAAGACAGAGAAATTAGATACAAGGAATATTCTATTACTATAAATAATAGTATAACCTTTAGCGTCGTGCCGAACAAACCTTTCACTATAGACGTAGACTCTTATCTGGATTTCGAAAATAATAACACTACCTCTGATGCAAGTCCAAGTGTTTATTTAATTCCTGATAAAAATACTAAATTGGAATCTATATTTAGTTTTTTTATCAACAGTAAAATCAAACCTAATGTGGAATTACGAAAATCAAATAATAATAAAATTGAAGACCCGTATGAAGTAGTCCAAATAGGTGAATCTTTATATAGGGTTTCTTTTTTGATAGGAGAATTAGCAGAAGAAAGTTCAACAGGAGAAATATGGCAAGACGGAATATATTTATTGTATTGTAAAATACAAAATAATGTATATTGGGAATCTGTTAAAGTTTCCAGAGTAGAAGAAGAAGACGATACAGAAGATACAACAACAGACGATACCTCCATTGTGATAGAAAACGATTCTTCAGGGGCTAAAATTTTTATGTAATCTCGCTGCATTTTGAACTACCTTTTTTTTGGGTTATAATAATAATGCAAAAAAAACAAAGAAAGGATAAAATATGGCAGCATTATGGACTGTTCCTGGAATAAACCATTTTGTTATTGGAACGGATAGAGACAAAATGGGGTTGAACGACTGGGAAATTTTTCTAGTTGACCTACAAACAGGAAATGTTACAAACGAAACTGACAATGTTGAAGTGAGCGAAATTATCTACAATATAGATAATCCTGCCACCGGAACAATTGCAGCTGATGTTTCTGCAGGAAGCAAGATTCTTCCATTAGTTGAAGGAGACGGTGCGAAATTTAAAGCTGGAATGAAAGTATCTATTCCTACATCTGAAGGAACTGAACTTAAAGAAATTAGACTTGTTACGGGAGACACGATTACTTTCTATAAGCCGTTAAAAGGCAATGTGGTAGCTGACACTGATGATGATGAAACTGCAGATGCACAAATTACTCAAGTTGGTAACTCTGGTGATTATAGAGTAGTAGTAAACACTGAAAACCTAACAGGAAGTGTTGTTTCTGGTGGAGATTATCAAGTTCAAGTAACTAGCGAAGCTGGTGAAATTGATGTAACTTCTGAAATATTCCATGCTACTGATTACGATTACGATAATCTTAAAGGTGATATTGATTACCTTAAAACAGGAATCGATAATCTTATCAATGGAGGACTTGGAGGAGCGAGAATTTATATTTAATTCTCTTCTTCCTTTACTCCACAATAGCTTCTGTAGTAAACATTCTATCTTTCCAATCAATTTGAAAATTAACAGTTTTTTTGATATTTTCATTAAAAACGGCTTCTATATGCCCTATTAAAGCGTTACCGTTTTTTTTAACATCTGCTATTTCTACAGTAGATATGTTATATTTATTTTTAATGGAATCGGCATTAGACTGAAGGTAATATCTCATTTTGTATATATTAACTATTTCGCCCAAATCGTTAATAAAAGTAGTTCCATACCCTGGTTTCAGCACAGGAGATTTGGTTGTGAGCAATTCTTGAACGAATGCTTTTAATTTTTTTTCTGCATCAATTTCTGCTGATGTTTGTATATTTGATGTCAATGTTGTTGATTCTACCTCCGATATCTTGTTGGCAAACAAGTCATTAATATTCATTAGAATAATCCTTTATCTTTTTCTGTATTCATAGCTTCAGAATATCTGTTTATATGTGAATCTATACTCTTTTTGATTTCATAAAATTTAGTTTGCTTAATTCCATATTTTTTATAAATATAATCTTTGGGTTTCTCTTTTAAATATAAATCATTAGCAATTTCTCTGTGCAAAGAATCTGGAATAGTGTTTATTATTTCAAGTGGGGAATATGTTTCAGCAGTTTTTCCTTTTATATCTGTATCATACTGATGAGAAACAACCCCTCCATATAAGTTTAGTAAGTTTTTTGCTTTCTTTTCTGTTATATTTAACTGTTTGGCTAAATATTTAGCATCAGGGACTCCTCCATACGTGTCATTATATGTATTAATAATTTGTTGTGCCTTGTACATTAATAATTGTTGGTTTTCGGGGATATAAACAATTTGATTTTTATAAAGTTCTCTTGATAGTTGTTGCAGTTGTGAAGATAAAAATGTTTTAAGATTTCCTTTACTAGGGTTCCAGTTTTTAAGAGCTTTTTTTATAATTATTTCACCTTTTGCCCTTAGTACATTTTCGTTGTGGTTTTGTTTGAATTTGTTAACAAAATATTCGAGCTGTTGATTAGCTATTTGATTTATCTGTGGGTCAGAACTAAATATTAACATCACACACTCCAGTAAACTTACTTAAATCATAAATCTCAATAGGCTCTTTTGATATAGGCCCTAAATCTATAATAGTATATTCATAGTTTGTTAATTTCCCACAATCTGTAACGATAGGCTTTCCTCCAGATAAGTCAAGCACATATACTGCTGGCTCGCACAATCTGCCACAATCAAACACATAGCCTACATATCCTGTAATAGGTCCCAAATCACTTAAATCAGTGTCAACTTTAGTGTAATATCTTAAACCTGCGTATTCTGTTTTTACCTTGTATTCACCCACTTCCATTGTTTCGCCCGTGGCTGTACTCCCTATCTGAACAAACATATAAAAATATGGCAAATCTCCATCAAAAGATGTAAGCGGCAACATCTTTGTTTCTTCAGGGGTTAGATAAATAGGGATTACTCCAATATTTGAATCATCTGGATATATTTTTTTAATAAGATAGGCCTCTTCATCAGGCACTAATCTATTCTTTTTAAAAATTACATAACAATCATTATATTTAGATAAGTCTATAGGTTTTTCATTTCCGTATTGGTCAGTTTTAGATATGTATAACTCTTTATAATACGAGTTGGTAATTTTTATTTTTTCAGCCACTTTTTTGCCTTTTTGCTATAATTATAACAAAAAAAGGAAAAACAATGAGTGAACCAATAGCAAAACAACTACAGATAAGATGGGCAGAAACAGAGGCAACATTGCAACAATATAGACCTGCGGTAAGAGAGTTTGTATATGCGATGGATACGACCAATCTATTTATAGGTACATCAGAGGGGGCAAAAAAAATTGCTTATTGGACAGATGTTGAAAAATATGTAACTGACAATATACAAGAGTACAAACCTAAACTTGGTGGCTCAGTAGCTCTTTCGTCAACACTACTTCCGGGACAAATTGGATTTAACACAGATTTGGGTAGAATCCAATTTTTAGACCCAACAACAAATATTAGGCAAACTTACATAACATCTTTGGATATGCCGACGAAAGACCCTGTAACAGTTAAAATTACATCAGATAATATAGATGCAGATGATGGTAATAGTGTTACTCTGGTTGACTTTACAAGACCAATTAGATTAATTTTTGTTAATGGAAAACTTATAACAAAAAATACAAGCGACGAAAAATATTATGTTTATGATGCGGCTAATAAAACATTAAAAATTTATAATATGGCAGATGGCGACTTGATTGCATATTATTAATTAGTTTAATATGCTATAATTAACAAAAAAATAACTAAAAAGGACTGAAATGATTACAAAAAGTCAAGCTAAAACTTTCAATAGAATGCTAAACAGCTCAAAAACGGTAAGCGGCATGAAAGGCAAAGTTGCTCTTAAAGTTTATGACCCTCAAGGCAATTTGGTTGACATTGTGACTATGTGGAAAGGATACGATATTGATGACGTGATGTTTAATACTTCGCTCGAAACTGCTAAAAAAATAATGGCGCACGTTATGGCTGGAGACACAAACTACAAACTTGCAAAAGTGGCGTTCGGTAATTGTGGTCATAATTTTGATAATCCAAAACAAAAGGTTGACCCTACAGTAAATGACACTGAACTTAAAGCGGCTGAATTAATTAAAACATCATTGCTCGATGACAGCGTTGATGACTTTACATACACTTACAACGATAAGAAACATAGAATTGTTTACATTGAAAAAGATATTACAGCAAGCAATATATCGTTTGGCCCTGATGGAAAAGAATTTACAGTTGAAATGCCTATAGCGTTTAACGATTTTAACTTGAGAAATGGTACAGACCAAACTGATGAAAAAATTCCTTTTGTAGACAACCTTGTTGGTTATGACTTAGTGATGCCAGATGGGACATTAGCTAAAATGAGAAATATTGATGCAGATGGAAACATAATTGATGGTGGTAATTATACGGAAGTTTTAAAAGCTACTGATGGTGAAGACAATACTATTTACAGATTTAAAAACGGTCTCGATTCAACTGGT